CGTTCAGCCTCGGCGGTACGTTTGCGGATCTCCAGCTCTATCAGCTTCTCGGCAAGTTCATTTTTGCGAGAACCGGTATTGTGAGAAGCCAGCAGCTTAACCAACTCGCGGCGGGCGGCTTCCTGGCTGGAGGATTGCACCTCAATACCGAATTTTGTTTCTTTCACCCCGGCATAGAGCCAACGAGCATCCCCATCAAGATCACGAGTGTCGGGAATAAAGACCTGCCCCAATCCCTCCCCAAAGCATTTCGGGCAGTCAGGGTTAGGATCCGCAGTATCGACAAATCCGAGACCGCCATACTCCGGCTCTTTTTTCCCGTCTTTAGCTGCAGCGGCTGATGCCTTGTCAAATTCGGCAATGTCACGCCACTGATAAAGATGATGCTCCCCCCAGCAATACCGGCAATTCACTCGACGATATTGCGAGAGGTCATTGGGATTGGCGCGGGTGATAGAAACAAGCTGGTGAATTACTTCGTCAATCTCTGCTGTATAGCGCTGCTGGTGCTTATCGCGGAAAAAGCGAATCGCTCTCGAAACCTTAACATTCCTATACAGACGGCTAGCGGCTGCATAGGCGGTGTCTCCCTCGCAGAGATATCCAGCCAGGTGATATGACTCGATACGGGTTTTTCCTCTTGCGACATTCTCGGCAAAAATTAATTGCTGTTGAGAAAGCCCGGATAATTCAGGAGGGAGTGGAAAATTGTCGTCCCTCTCTTCGGGGATTTCTTCAACCGTTGCCGATTTACTTTTTCTCCCCCTCGAATCTTTTCCTGAAGAAGTACGCATTTCTTTTTTTTGCGTACCCGATTTGCGTACCTGCGTACCTTTTTGCGTACTGGTTTTTTTACCGCGTACCCAATTGTTTTTTTTAGCGCGCTTTCTAATCGCCCCTTCACTGATGCCGTGTATATCAGCCATTTCCCGGAGGGAAAGCAGCCCGGCACAGTAATCGCGCTCGAGGCCGCTATCTTCCGGTTTGCTCATTAGTTACGTCCGCAATCTGTTACTCTGCGTTCTTGTCTGATCGTCGCCTCAGTAGCTCGTAGGCGTGTGCGTCACCCTTTCGGGCCCGCTGATAAAGTGCAGACCGAATCTCTGCCTCTCCTTTTGCCTTCCCTTTGCGAATTGCCTCTCTAAATGCCCTCATCGTGGCCATGTCCTGTTTCAGCTCGGACAGGTCAATATCCAGCACGTCGGCAATCTGCTGCTCGCTCATCTGGCAGGCCGCCAGCGATTCCACTTTTCGGAAAGGGATCATTTTCCACCCCCGATTTTTTCAGGCGCGGATTTTTTATATTTTTCCTCGATGATTTTTACTGCAGTGTTGTTCCAGCTTATCCGGTGGTGGATCCTCATGTGGGCCGAATGAAGTAAATCAATCTTCACGCATGACGGCGCATACATCACCGAATAGAAGCTCTTAACATAAGTACCCGACGCGAGGTAAAGCTCCGTCATCCCTCCGCTATTGCTTTGGGTCTGTTTCTGAAGCAGCTGCACGGCACCAATTGTCATGAACAATTGACCGCGGCGCCCGAGGGTCGTGTAAGTGTTCACGTCCTCGTTTATCCGGCCCATAAAGGCGAATGGTCGGTCTGTTGAGCAAATAAAGCTGTTCATCGCCTTACGCTTCAACCAGGCCGCATTGTTCGAGTCTCCGAGAAAATCCCCTCCCTGCGACATAGCGATAGTCGTGGCCGGGATCGACTCGTAGTAAGCGAGCATCGCCTCCAGTATTCTGTCCAGGTTCGTGATCAGCAAATACGTGCGGTCGTAGTTCTCATCTACCCGGAACTGAAATTCTTTGTAATCGTCATCAAGCTGGATGAAATATTTACACCCAACTTTTTTAGCCAGCTCAAAGCAGGCGTTACGCGCATAAAATATTGAGCGCCGGTCTCCGAAGTTATCAGCCTCGTCGAACCGGTTCGCAATATCCTGCTTTGAAAACGTCAGGACTCTATCGCCGAACGCGTCCAGGTACTCACCCCGCGTTTTGTCCTCATCATCAACAACGATGAAAACTTTTCCGGTGTAACCTGATTTTATGAGCAGCTGATAGGTATAAACCTTGTCTGGCCGTCCGTGGGTCAGAATGAACGCGCAGAAATCATCACGCATCGTCTCCCCCCTGATCGCCATACACGATCTCAACCATTTTTTTCGTCAGATTAACGAATCCGTACTCTATGGCCTTTTCATAGTCGATAATGACCAGCGCCGACTCTTCAAAGAGCGCCTGCACATCGGGCGGCGCGCTTGCGTAAAAATCCGCAATTTTACTGAAATCAAATACCGTATGGCGCTCGGCGGCACTGAGCAGAAAACGCTTCACATCGTCCGGCAACTCAGCGCGGTTAATGTTCTCACGCAATCGCTCCGTTTTACCCTCGTCATACAGCTCCGTTATTTCGGGAACAGTGTCGGAAGGTTCATAAACGGGGGTGTCGATTTTTGTGGTGTAGTCGTTCTCACCACCAGCCGGCCCTTCAAAATCAATCAGAAGATCGTCAATCTCCTGTTGGCTGAACCCGGTTAACTGCAGATTAAAATCATCATCAAGCAGCTCGGTGATTTCCAGCTTCAGCAGCTCGCTATCCCATCCAGCCCCTAACGGAAGTTTGTTATCGGCCAGTCTATAAGCGCGCTTTTGAGCATCGGTTAATCCCTTCAGCGTCACCGTTGGGATGCTGTCGATATCTAACAGCTCAGCGGCAGCCAGGCGACCATGCCCGGCGATAATCTCCCCCTGCTCATCAATCAGAACGGGGTTAGTCCATCCAAACTCCTTTATGCTGGCGGCAATCTGATCAACTTGTGCATCAGAGTGCTGCATCACGTTTCTTTCGTAGCGAATTAATTTCGAACGATTGAGATAACTAATCTTAATTTTTTGTTCAGTCACGGACTTAACCTGTTAAAATCGCCCGGCTTGTACAAGCTGGTGGGCCTCGGTTGTACTCATGACCTTGCTTATGGGTGCAATGGCCGTCAGTAGCTCCAACTACTGGCGGTCGCCCATTCTCCTTTTACTCCTTCGCAAATAAAAAACCGTTATCAGCCGGGCGCAGGGTGCGCGGTGGGAAACTGATATCGGTTTTATTTATGCTTTCTGCTGAATTTATCCCCGCACAGGGATAAAACCATTTTATCCGCTACAGAGGATAAGCATTATCCCAGGCACTCTATGAATGCCTGCTGTAATGCTCATTGCTTCGTCACTTTGTCGTAGGTTCGCTCGCAGGTGCTGCCGGCGACATAACGCTCATCAGCCTCTTTTGCGAATTCTCCCGCCAGATCGTCAGCTTCGCCAAGCAGCTGGGCGAGCAGTATTCCGGCCTGGGCTTTTGCCGCGCTTGCTGCGGCAACTGCGGAAAGGCGGCCGGTTTCACTTCTTGCGAGTTGCCGCTGTACTTCGGTGAGCTGCTGCTGCAGCCTGTCACCAGCACGCTGAGCAGCGTCAGCATCAGCCTGTACTTTTGCCAATTCTTCGTTAGCACGTTTCTGCTCCTCATCCGCAGCTCGCTGGCGGCGCTGTTCTTCTGCCCGGTTAGCAACTTCCTGATGCAGCGTAGCGGTTGAATCTGCCAGGTCACGCAGCAGCCATTTTCCCTGCCACTCGGAGTTTTTCGATTCTTCCCCGGCGCTATAGGCCTTCCATAACAAAAAAACCACCAGCAAAATTATCGCCAGTGGCTTCCAATACTTTTTTAAAATCACATACAGAATGTCGATGTTCATTTAAGTCCATCCAGACACAGCGCTTCTTCTTTACCGGCGCGAATCTCCAGACCAGGCAGAACTCGCCCCCCGCCGTAAACCCAACGGGGGAATTGGTTACAAGCTGCCTTTAGGTCACCATTTCGAAAAAGAGTAAACATCGTCGAGCTGCGCATGTTCCCGCACCCAGCACGAAAGGTTACGGAGACGGCAGCACTGAAAGTATCATCAGAAAGGGCGCGCCCGTTCGCATAGCGGTTAACGCAGGATTCAGCATCGAGAATATTTTTTTCCCATTCCGATGCAATCTGCTGATCATTTTTTATCGTCCCCTGCTTTACACCATGGGTATTCCCCATTCCATCGGTCAACACTCCAGCAGGGCAAACATAAGGATCGCGGCGGCATGATTCAGCATTACCAATTAACTCGAGCCCTCGCTCATTAGTGCGGACGTGACCAGCATTAAGCACTATTGCGATAATTGTCGCTACAGAGCACACGATCCCTGCCGCCCCGTTTTTCTTATTCAGTTTCAACTGCGCCACTCGAAACTCTCTGCATTGCCTCCGTAACCACCTCAGCAGCTGCCGGGCGATCAGAGTGTGGTTTTTTTGCAACCTCAGCCAGGTAATTAGATAAAAGCTGGGTTCTCTTTTTTTCTTCCTGCAGTCGTTCGCGTTCTTCTTTCCGCTTGGCGTAGTAGGTTTTTACCGTAAATATCGCCGAAATAACGGCACCCAGGATAAAAACGTAATCCTGTAGGCTCAGCAAAGAAAACAACCCGAGAGCAGCCGACCACCAATACGGTAGGTCGTGTCCATTTGTTGGGTTCATACGTTGCATTCCACACCTCCGGGGCTCGGGGTGCTGTGTGAAGGTGGCAGGCTATCGGGATAAATGTTCAATAAATAATGTCGATGATGAATCCCGAAGCCTGAGAATAAAAAATCCCCGAAGATCCAGGAGCGGAAACGGGGAAAGGCGTTGCACTAAATGACCTGTCAGCGGCCTTAATACTGAGCAGCAATGCTCACTATTAAAATCACTATTTCAACTGAGTTCATTGTCAGCTTTGGCAGCGATGAGAAATTGTTTACAATATGCTCTAACGTTAGAGCGGATAGAGTTCAACCATATGAAATATTTATTATTCTTATCTTTTTCACTTTGTATATTTCAAACTGAGGCAGCCCAACTAACTCAAGCAGACTGTAATTATGCTATCGAGCGGCTGAAGGTCTTTAACGCAGATGCAAATGCCCACCCAGGGAAAAGAACCTCATTCGAAGAGAAAGCCACTTACGCTTATGCTGAATCCTGTGAAAATGCTGGGCTAGTAACTATTTTCGGCTACTTACGTGAAGCTCCAGAAGCGTCACCAGAAGTAACACAGTTTTGCCAACAAAATGCAAAAACCCGCGGTGAAGCTGAGCGTTGTTTAGCTACAGGGAAATTAGACGATTAAAACGACAAAACCCGCTCAAAGGCGGGTTTCTTATAACTTTGGCAACATACCAAATTAGGCTTAAATATGGCTTAATTTGTTCGGTTTTGCAATAGTTAGGCCGTTAACTCGTCCGAAACGTGATCTTGCTTACGACTTATAACCTCATGTAACGCGCACAAATCCAGCTCCTCGGCAGCCTGTTTTAACTGCCGCCAGTGCGGGGCGTATACTTCGCACCAGGTAGAACGCGATACACCGAGATGCATCGCAAGTAGCGCGCCAGCATACTCTTTGTATGTATCGTTCAGACGCTGCGCGGCAACCTCCTGCACAGCCAGCCACACCAGAGAGACGATCCTTTTTTTGGTCTTTCTCAGCAACCCCTCCGGCAAGTGCTGCTGGTGGTCGTTCCATATCGATTCACAAATCAGGGTCTGATAGCGAAAGGTCAGATCAAAGCCGTAGCAATAACGCAGCCACGCCTGCAGATGTTCAGGCAACAGGTTAACCGCGCGGCGCCACGGTGCAGCAGCAAACTCATAATCGTTAATCGGCGGCATCGGTCTGCGGCGGCTGCGGGTTTCAAGCACATACAGGGCCGAGTTCTCAGCTTTTACTGAACGGGTGCCACCCCGCCCATCTTCCAGCTCTACAACATGAACCGGGCGGCGTGGGTTACGGTCCTTATCTGCTGGAGGATGTTCGCTGAACGCCTGCAACTGCCCTTTCGTTTTGCCGGAATTATCCACCAGCGCGTGGGTAAGCTCGATCCGTGCGTACTCGAGTAATGGCGTATTCATCAGATAAAGCCCTCTTCTCTCCAGATTGCCTGTGTTCTCATCATGCCTTCGGCATGCATCAGCTTCAGTTCATCGCGGGTGTATTCAGTTTTTGTTCGCCCGTCGATAGCGTCATGACAGTCGTTGCAGGAGATTGCTGCCTGCATATCGTCAGGCTTACAGCCTGTTCCGCACGTTCCGGCAAGTCGGTAATGAGCCAGGACGCTCGTTTCTGGGTTAAAGTTGCAAACGCCGGGAATGCGTACCGTGCATTCCCGACCTCGCGCCTGATCTCTGAGATTGACCTTTTTCACGCTGCAACCTCCCTTTCGTTACAAAGCTCCGGCAGGTTCGCGCGTACCAGAGCCTCAGCAAACGGAGGCGGGACCGCATTACCGCATCTCGCCACCTGTTTATCTTTGGCGTAACGCTTTCCGTCTGCGTCCCGGTCAATTACGTACCATTCAGGGAAACCCTGCGCCCGATACAGCTCATGCGGCTGTAGCATGCGCATGCAAATATCAACGATCTGGTAAGTGCAGCCATCAATCTCGATGAATTCGCACCAGTCATCGCCGCAATAACGCTGCAGGAACTCTCGTACCTTTTCGGCGTTAGGATGTTCGTAGCCGTATTCCTCCGGCAGCATGACCGACTTAACCTCTCCGATATGCAGGCCTCCAGCGGTGACCGTAGGCATAGGCTGATCGGTCTGCTGTCCGTCCTTACACGTACCGCGAAATTTAACGAGGTGGGAAGTAACCAGAGCATGATGATCCGTTGTCGTCACGGTATGTGCAGGCTCATCCATCGCTACACCAGCACCGGAATAATTGCCGCCAAAATGCTTCACCAAATTCGCCGCCACCAGCGCATGTTTCCCACCACCAGCAACGACGGTACCAAGTGGTTTTTCAAGACCGGGAACGCGGGGAGATTGCCCCGCCCGTTCACCATAACCGACCTGAATCAATGTGGCGGCGGCCAGTTGACTCTTTCCACCACCGCCCGCGGTAATCGTGCCAGAAGGCTGATCAACCTGGTGCGCAATGCTGTTTCCGAATTGGCGGACAACTACCGGCGCAACCACACAGGCGCGGGACTGCTTGAGGATTGTGTGCGCAGGTTTGTCCAGGGCTCGAGGCTTCGCCTGGTACTCGCTTCCACCGTTCCCAGCCATGAAGGGTGTCAGCATGGCCTCGACCATCCCGAGGGCATGACCATTCCCACCAGGGCGTTTAGATGTGCCAGCGGTAACCGTTGGCGCAGGTTCAGTGAGAGATTGCCCAGTGGCTCCGGTACGGAACTTTGTCAGGTGAGGAATTACAACGGCGTAACCGTGCTTTTTTGTAATTGTCTGCAGCGGCTCACCCAGAGACTGGCCCCGAAAACAGTCATAATGTCCGCGAGAGCTGGTGTGATTGCACTTAACAATGAACGGGGCCGGGTTGTTGATAACGAATTTCTGCATGCCGCGCGCAACACGTTTTAACGTATTTTCCGCCAGCGGCTTTTTACGGTCGAAAATGGAGGCGGCTGGTAATGTCCAGTCGATGCAATCAGCTGCCGTTTTCCACGGAAACAGTTTCCCGGATTTAACAGCCTCAGTCTTCGGGTCACCATGTGTCGCTGTTGGCCAGCAAATCGAATCCCCATCACAGCGCATCACCATGAAAAACCTTTTTCTGATAGTCGGTGCGCCATAGTCACAAGCCCGCAGCTCACGGAACTCGACAGAGTAGCCGAGACCAGTCAGAAGTCTTTTCCCTTCTTTGCTACCTGGTGCCACGTTGAGAAACTCGCAGGCTTCGGCATGTGCAGGGTGACCTGCAGCGATACCAGTGGAAAGCATCGCGCAAAACGCCTTGAAGGTTTCCCCCGTACGTTCGGGATCCGGGCGCGTTTCGCAGCTGAGCAACGGCCCCCACGTCTTAAACTCTTCCACGTTCTCCAGCATCATCACCCGAGGCCGGGTTTGCATCGCCCAGCGAAGCACGATCCAGGCCAGTCCTCTGATCTCTTTTTTCACTGGCTTCGCGCCTTTGGCTTTTGAAAAATGCCGACAGTCAGGGCTGAACCACGCCAGATCGACAGCACGGCCAGCAGTCGCAGCAATGGGGTTAATATCAAAGACAGACTCGCAATAATGCAGAGTGCGCTTGTGATTGATGGTGTGCATCGCTATTGCATGAGGATCGTGGTTAATAGCGATATCAACCGGTCGCCCGACGGCTAGCTCAATTCCGGTGCTGGCACCACCGCCACCAGCAAAATTATCAACAATCAACCCGCGCATAGTTCGCCCTCCATAGCTTCTGCCAGAATAGAAATTTCGTAGATAATGGTTTCTTCGGGGGTGTCAGCGAGCCAGAGGCGGTTAATGTGCGCCTTCAGTTTTTCAGCATGCTGAGGATCAATAACGAAGGAGCCGGCAGCCGCCATAAAGATCAGCCGAACCTCGTTAGGCCAGATGTTTTTCATGCGGCAAGCTCCAGCAGCTGCATCGCTACATTTTCGGCTTCTTGCTGTGAGGGAAATGTGCGGAACAGGATCGTGTTCCAAAGGACACCGAAAACGGCTTTATACACCTCGTGGAATTCCTGCTCGCTCATGTTGGCAAAACTGATAGAGCGGGCTTCCCGACGTTTGGTGTTATCCGGCAGGATGAACTCATCGTAAAATCCGGCCTCAATGGTCGCCCACTTACGGAAGGCCTCAAACGATTTAACGATAGCGTGACCATTCGCCCGGCGCTGTGCTGCCCGATCGGTGTATGCCTGCTCTGTTTCTAAAAGGGTTTCATCGTTGCCGACAATGGAAATCAAATAGCGGATATAGCCGTTTAAATACTGCTTCTCCGCCGGGGTAACAGTGCCGCCCGTCGGTGTCCAGTACTCAAAGCCGAGATTGAGAAGCGCGAAAAAACGCTTGTGATAGAGGTAGTTTCTGGCCTGCGTGACATTGCAGTTAAGCCAGACACCAGTTTTAACACGTTGCAAAAACTCGCTGGCCTCGGCGTTCGCCGGGGTCAGGGTCATATGCGCAGTTTTGATAAGGTGAATCTGTGCCATCGGTTTCTCTCCGTGGCACAGTGTTACTCAGCAGGTTGTTCAGGCCTGTGGTCGGTATTATAGCCGATGTTACCCGGCTTCTGAATCTTTAACGCCAGCTTTTTGCTTTGCCTTTTCCAGATCCCTTAAAGACGTAACGAATTCATCCTTGCGGAGCGGAAACCCTCGCTTTGCATTTCCCCGGTCAAGAAAAATCAGCACCGGCCCCGTGTGCTCCGGTAATCCAGGGAATAAATTGTCTGGAATGTGCATCAGATGCCCCTTTAGTGAGGTGCGATCTACACCCTTAGCCAACGAAATTGCTCAATAAAAAACGCGAATGATCGAATGCTGATGGGGTAGTTATTGTTTAACAGCTGGCAGCTGCACCCGCCAACACCAACGGCAGAATTCTAAAAAAACCAATCGTCCGCACTTTCCCAAGTCTCCTGCAGGATCTCTTCAATCCGCTGCTTGTCTCCCTTCTCCCCTCCGATAATGCTCAGTCCGTCGGATGAGGCCCGGCGGATCGTTAGTTTGCAATCGGAATAGTTCTCGCTGATTCGGCACAGCAGCTCTTTTTCCAGTGCCGGGACCGCGCCATCAGGAAGTTTCTTTGTACGATCAATGGTGATTTCTATTTTCATGAGTCCCTCCGGTGAATACTGTATAAATAAACAGTATACCCATAAGAAAAAATGATCAATGTTTTAAAAGCACTTTATGCGAAAGCTAGTGTATTGTTTATGAACATCTTTTCTTCTGATATATCGAAGAAAGCCAGTAATGGCGGGTGTTCAGTCCTGAACGATTTACCCAAAATTTTTATTAAAATTTGTGTGACACATCCTAAAAGTGAAAGTGGTCATGCCTCCCGCTCCTTAATCCATAAACATTCTATTTTCACTTTGGGACCGCGCCCGGCACTTATGCGCGACGGCTTTGTAATTTTTCGCCAGGTGCGCAACATGTCGTTGTAAAGCTCGCTATCGTAGCCGCTAACCATCACACAGCCTGTGAGGGTTCCTGCTACCGCCAGCAACTGCTCATGCCCTTCCTGCGTCATTTCATGTCTGTAATAGCGATGACCATTGGAACGGGTTTCCGGAAGGTACGGAGGATCGATATAGTGCAGCGTCGTCGGTGCATCATGCGCGCGCAGGACGGCCAGAGCGTCACGATTTTCGATAATCACCCCCTGCAACCGCTTACACACAGCGGCCAGTGTCGCGGGGTATCTCTCCCAGAGGTGGGCTGGCGTTGCATATTTCCGTTTGCTGTCGTGGCGAAATCCGGAATCTCCACCCGTACCAGAAGCTGTACCAAACCCCATGCAGGCCCGAACGACCATCCGTCGGGCGCGCTCAACCGGATCAATCGATGGATGGCCAGCGTTAAAAAATTCATCGCGGGAGTATGGTGTAAGAAAACAGGCCTCCTGCAGGCGCTGGTTCATCGCCTCATCACGCAGTACCCGGAACAGGTTTACAACCTCTCCGTCGAGATCGTTATAAACCTCGGAATAGCTGCGTGGCTTACGCAGCAACACACCAGCTGCGCCGCCGAAGGGTTCCACGTAGCAGACATGTTCCGGCATTTGTTCAATAATCCATGGCGCCAGGCGGAATTTTCCGCCATGGTACCTGATGGCAGGGTGTTTAATTACCGGTTCGCCAGATACACCGCTAATCATTCCAAGCCTCCAGCT